GACATGAGTATCAATATAAACAAGGTAATACCTGGGTAACAGGTGGAACCGGTACTAAAATATATCATGGAGTATATACTTCAGAGAATCCTCAAGCTGCAGTAGGAACAAGACCTACTACTATGGTGATTGAGGAAGTTGGTCTTCTAGGTAATCTACTTACCGTACATGGTGCTAACGAAACAGCACAACTAAGAAGAACTAAGTTTGGGTCCAGCTTATATATTGGTACTTCAGGTAATATGGAGAAGATCGTAGAGTCTAAGATTATATTCGAGGATCCGGAGTCTTATGGGTTTCTTCCATATAAAGACACTTTTGAAAATAGGATTAAACCTATTGGATTCTTCTTACCGGCTTATTATGTAGATAATGATTTCAAAGATGAAAATGGAAATACTGATGTAGAAGCATCACATGCTGAAGAAATGCTTCAGAGAAAGAAGAGAGAAAAAGCCAATACTTCCGCAGCCTTGGACTTTTATATGATGGCAAGGCCCATAATTCCTTCTGAGATGTTTTTGTCAGCAACATCTAATGTTTTTCCTACTGCTCAACTTAGACAAAGAGAAAGTGAACTAACAGTTAATAATCTTTTTGATATAAATGCTTCTATCGGTAAATTACGATGGAAGAGTATGAGTAAACAATCAGTAGTATGGGAAGAGGATGTAAAAAGAAAACTAAAACCTATACTTACTTTAAATCTAGATCAGTATAAAGGAGATATTAATGGTGTAATTGTAATATATGAACATCCTTCCGCTAACATCCCAAATCCTACTTATTCTAAATCTCTATATAAAACAGTTTATGATCCGGTAAATGATGATCATGGAGGATCCTCTTTAGCTTCAGTTTTAGTACATAAAGGATTTACAGAGAAAGGATGGAACATGGGTCTTCAAGATACTATAGTTGCTGAATGGATAGGTAGATATGATAAGGTAGATGATATTCATGATATTGCTCTAAGGATAGCTACTTATTTTAATAGTAAGATTTTGGTTGAAAACAATATTCCAGATTTTATACGATATTGTAAAAGAAAAAATAGGGTTAATATGTTACAGATATCTCCATATGAGGCGATATCTAAAGCATTAAATAGTGTTAATAATAAATATGAATTTGGTGTAAGAATGACAGGAGCGTTGGTTCCTCATTCAGAACAACTTGCCAGACAATACTTTCTTGAAGAATGGAGTAAGCCTGGAATAGATGATGCTATATTTACAAGAATAGATAAATTATATTCACTTCGACTAGTTAGAGAAGGTATAGCATATAATAGAGATAGAAACTTTGATCATATATCATCGTTAAAACTATTAGCATTATGGTTAGCTCAAGATAAGGAAGTAGTTCACGAAGAGAATTATGGTCAAAATAACAGGGTGAAAGAGATGAATGATTTTTTATTAAAGAAAAGAAAACGTAAAAAGAATTTGTTTTATGAGTACTAACAAATATAGAGAAGATCTCAATATTAGTGTGACTTACCCGTTACAGAGATTATCTTGGAAAGAGAAGTCAAAGGATGACTTTAAGTGGGTAGAAAAATGTGCCGACTGGTATGATTATAGTACATCGTTGAATATTCCTAGAGACTATCAGGAGAAGATGCAGATCAACTATGATATATATAGAGGAAGAGGTGAAGATTTTATGAAAGAACTCAATGTTGATTTTGCCCACTTATTGGCAGAAGAAGGTATAGAAATGAATCATGAACAAGTGTTATATCATCCGCTAATAGATCAAATAGCTAAAGCATATGTTGGAGAGCAGCAAAGAAGGAAGTTAAAACCTATAACGATTGATGCTTCTGGATATACTATGAATTTTAGAAAAATGGAACGAAATAAGTTGTTCCAGGACTATATTAATCAGACTCATATATTACCAATGAAAGAACAGGTAATACGAGACGTACTCAATCAACTGGGTACTACTGATGTATTTACTCTTAATCCTGATGAGCAAGAAGAGTTCCAATTCATGGTAGAAGAGAGAATGGAATCTCGAACTCCAGATGAGATAGAAAACTACATGAGGAAAGATTATAAGTCTCCATCAGAAACCCAGGGGCAGAGACTCATGGATTTTATGATGAGTGAGTTGAATCTAAAATATATTACTGATGAGAACTTTAAACACTTTATTATAACAGGTAAGCAAGTATATAAAATAGGTCATAGACATGGGATGCCTTATGTGGAAATAGTAAATCCTATAAACTTTAGCAATATTGCTTCTGCGGATAGTCTATTTATTGAAGACTCTGAAGCAGCTAAATATGATTGTTACTTACAATATTCTGATTTCTATAATAAGTTCGGTAATGATTTAACTAAAAAAGATCTTGAAAAGATAGATAGAATATCGGGCCTATCAGATGGAGCTTGGGGTATATCTGATTATCATACTAGAGATTCTAAGATGGTTGGTGAGATTGCAATGGCAGATAGTGTTTCTGGTGGACAACTTTTCGATAATGCTCCCGATGTAAGAACTAGAGAAGGTCAAGAATATGTAAAGAATATATATCAGAAGTTTGGAACATCCGCAGACAATTATTCATCAATACTTCATTCTAATATAGTTTACAAGTCTTTAAGAAAATTGTTCTTTATAACCAGGGCTGGTAGAGATGGTGGAGAAGAAACTTTCTTTGTAGATGGTGATTTTTATACCCCTAATAAAGCAAAAGGAGATCTTGAATGGAAAGAGATATGGGCTCCTCAATCATGGAACGTAGATAAGATAGGAGATTCGGATAATTTATATATAAACAAATATCCTTTACCTTATCAGAACTTATCAGCAGATGATCCTTGGAATATAAAAATACCTTATGTAGGCATTGAATATTCTAAACTTGCAGGTAATGGTAAACTTACATCACCAATGGATCCTGCAAAACCTTGGCAATATAAGTTCAATGTTCAGATGGCAAAAATTCATGAGACAGAATCTACAGATATTGGAAAGGTATTATTAACTACTATGAATGCTAAACCGGCAGAATGGAGTTGGGGCAAGTGGTTAATGATGATGAAGTATGGTAAAATAGCACCAATAAATCTTACAGATGAAGGAGCATCACCATTAGATGCTAATGTTTTCAAATCAGTAGATATGGGAACTTTAGATAGACTGGCTGGTCAACTTCAGTATTTAGAGTTTATCAAGAATCAAGCAGCATTAGCTATGAGTTATAATCCCTCTCGCCTGGGACAAGCCGAACCATACGTTGCTGTAACTAACTCACAACAGTCAATAGTACAGTCATCATATCAAACAGAAGATATATTTACTACACATAACCAAGTAATAGAGAATCTATTAAATGCATTACTCAGAGTGGCAAGAATAGCATTTAAAGATAATAAGGTAGCAAGAACATACTTATTAGATGATATGTCTATTGCAGAACTGGAACTAGACTGGCAAATGCTGGATAGATCTAAGTTAGGAGTTAAAGTTAGAAACTCTTCAGATGATTATAATAATGTAATGAGTGTGAAGAACATTGCTCAGTCAATGGTTCAAAATGGTCTTATTACATTCCCTGAACTTGCAAAACTAATGTGGGCAAGCAATGGTTCAGATATCTTGAATATTGCAGAACAAGCAGAGGCGAATGCTGAGAAAAGAAGGAAACAAGAGTTTGAGAATCAGAGACAGTTGATGCAGGAGAACTCTCAGATGCAGGAACAATTACAGCAGATACAGAGAGACTTTGAGTTACTTAAACAAAATAATGAGATACAGAAAGATCTATTAGTTGCAGAAATATCAGCAACTAGAGATGCTAGACAGTTTGATATCGACCAAGATGGTATGAATGACAATACTGCTAGAGAAAAGATGAAGATAGCACATGATGCTATTCAGAAGCAAAAGGATAGAGATCTTGAAAAACTTATGCATGATGATGAAATTAAGGTAAAAAATAAACAAATATCAGTAAAAAGTAAATAATAATATAGTAAAGTGCTATAGCTAGGGTAATATTTTTATCACATATACTGTAACTATAGATTTTTTTTTAATTAAGTAAATAAATTTGTAAGATATGACAGAACTAGATGACAGTAAGTTAGTAGGTGAAATCGAAATAAGTCCAATGGCCTCTTTCGCAACTAACATGAGTGATATTATCTCAGTAGATGAGGATGTGGAAACTCCAGTAGATGATGTGGAAACTCCAGTAGATGATGTGGAAACTCCTGCAGACGATGTAGAAGCTCCAGCAGAAGATCCCATTGAAGATTTAGTACAAGAAAAGGAAGAAGAAGAAGTAGTTGATACACCTCAAACATCTCAGGCTTCCATAGCCGCTAGAATCCTTGAACAGAGGATTCCTGGAATATTTGGAGAAGATATAGACAGTAAGATGGATTGGGAGGCTCTCATAAACAACTTAGAAGATAATATAGAAAAGAGAATCGACTCTAATAAGGAGGCAGTATTGAACTCTGCAGGTCAAGCAAAGCAGTATGTAGACTTCTTATTAGGTGGTGGAAGTCCTAAAATACTGGAAAGAGCTCTTGAGAATGTTCAGTATTCTAAGTTAGATATTGAACAAAGCTCAGATGAAGAGAAAGAAATGGCTATTACAGCTATGTATACAGATATGGGATTGACTTCTGAAATACCTGGACTAATAGAAGCTATCAAACTATCTAATAAATTACCAGATAAGACTGCAGGAGCAGTACAGTATTGGGATAAGAAAGAAAAAGACATACTTCATAATGCCAAAGTTCAACAGGATAGGGAAGATAGAGAAACGGATAGGCAGAGAACAAGTGTTACTGAATCTATGAATTCTATTATCGATAGTGGAAATCTTGGTAGTATGGAAATAGATACTACTCAACAGACCAAACTGAAAGATTTTCTCATGAACCCTACAGAGATTGTAGAAGTTTCTGATAATAGAGGTGGTACTTCACTTAAGAAGTTTACCAAGTATCAGAAAGCAGAAGCAGAATTTAAAAAGTCAATAGAACAGCAGTTGATATTCGCTAACTTGTTGATGGGAGGATTAGACCTTTCTAAGATTAAACAACAGGGAAAACGAGAAGGAGACGAAAATCTAATGGATTTATTAAATAATCAAACTACTAAAAAACGTACAAAATCAGTTAACAGATATTTAAATAGTTAAGTAAATATATTTTATAATGAGACCGAATATAAGTAAATTTAAAATTTGGGAGGAGTCCACCAAAAAGCAGAAGTACTGGGCCAACTATACGGATGAGAATGTCCTGCTAGTGACACATCCTCAAGCCAGACCCTATGTTGACCTTACAGATAGTGTGATCCAACATATGGCTTCAGCAACTCCTTCACTAGCACCTAAAAGAACTCCGATGCAAGATTGGCTTGGAGGAGAAGGAAGAACTAAAACAATAGATAGCGATTGGGTTCGATGGAAATTACGTGGAACTGGTGAAGTTCAAGCAATACAACTTGAGAATGTTCACCCTGGGGTAGATTGTCCCGGTATTCAAAGTTCTGAGTTTAACATCAAACTAGACGTTGAATGGTACGTAGAAGGAGATATTTTAGCTCCAGACGTTGCTAAAGAATGTCAGGTAATCATTCAAGGTTTACCTATTGCTGATGGTACAGGATTCTTATATACTGTACAAATTGTGGACCAGAGATATGATTCATATTTCCCACCAGAACTGTTAGAACCAACACTTAAATGGATTAAGATAGGTGCAGCTTACTCAGAAGCATCTAGAGGATACGGTTCATCTAAGTATAAAGGAATGAGTTATATCGAATTTCAATCTAGACTTACCGATTGGGGTAAGCAGTTAGAAGTTACGAATAAGGCTCATGAACTGAATCTTAGACTGCAAGCTGTCGATAAGGCAGGGAACGGTATGAGTAAAGATTATCCAGATCAGATTATTTCTTATTTGGAGGCAGAATTCCTTTTAGAATCTAAATGGGAGAAGGAATTAATGCTATATTATGGTAGAAGTTCAGGAGGAGATATCATCGATAATACTGTAGGGTATGAGAGAAATATCGGTCCTGGATTGTTAGAATTCCTAGAAGATGGAAACATAATCAAATATCCATTGAATGGTGGATCTATAGATATGTTCGTAGATTATCTACAATCTATCTGGTTTGATAGAGTAGCACCAGCTCAAAGAAATATTGTTGTCGCTACAGGACAAGGAGGATTAACACAATGGCAAAACTGGATTACTGAGAAGTATTCTGAAAGTGCAATAATTTCTGACTTTAGTACTTTTACATCGCCTGCAAAATCTTTTGATCCTAAGAATTATCAAGGTTTAGGTTATAAGACAGCATACTTTACCGAATATAAGATTTTCCCTTGGGGGTCAATCAAGGTAGAACACTGGCCTATTTTAGATAGTACAGAACTTAACGGTTCAGTTCTTCATCCAGATACAGGATTACCATTGTCTTCTTACGAATATATCGTATTAGATTATGGTCTTGGAAACGGTGGAGGAAATAATATAGAACTACTGAAGAGAGCTGATCATGAAGTCTTTACTTACGAATGTGGTACATGGTCCCCAGCAGGTGCGATCAATGGTAGAACAGGTTCTAAAGGATTTTCATGTAGTGGACCTCAAAGAAGTTATATACTATATGCTGCAGATACTTTTGGACTTAGGGTAAAAGATGTTACCTTGAGTGCTCACTTTATCCCAGCGGCTCAGTATTAATAAACATTGTAAATAAAATAAACAGATGGCAGAAATAGTAACAATCAGACCAAAAGCGGATAGTAGGAAATTTCGTTCGATGCAAGGGAGACCTCAACAATTTCAGAAAATGGTAGATAATACCGGAAAACAGAAAGATGTTAATGTGGGTGACTATAAATCGGAGAGATTTCCTAACTCTCGGCAGATCTTTAGAATAGAGTGGTCTTTAAGTAAGAAGAGATGGATCGTAGAAGGATTTGAAGGTGATATGACTTTGGATAAGCAGAAAGAACTAGACAAAATGGCTAAAGCATGTAAACTCAAGTATCCTAAAGGAGATCCTAGAGAAAAGCATCCTATAGAGTCTGCGGATATGTACGATCCTGCTGATCCTTTTTTCAATCATAAAAATCTAAAAGTGATATCAAGTGAAGGTCAGTTGACCTTACATGTTAGTTCTCCGATAGATAAGATAATCTTAAAAGGATTGTCTCTGAATAATGAATTTCAAAAGGGAGGTATAAAAACCAACCCAGTGTTATCGCAGAGGACTAGATACATTATCACAGATAGAGACATCGATACTAAGATCAAGACGGATGAGAGGAATACGGCAATGAAAGCATCACAGTTATATGCTAGTTTATCTGATGACAAGAAGATCAAAATTGCTATGGCAATGGGATTAGTTGCTCAAGATAACGTAGATAGAGCATTAGTTGATGATGCATTGTGGGATGCTTCTGTAGATACTAAAACTAAAGTTCATAAGAATCTGACAAAGAGAGATTACTTTATAGCTATGTGTAGTGCGACTAGTGAAGAAATAAACACTAGGCATATGATTCAGCAGGCAAGAGCTAAAGGTAAACTTAAGAATACTAAAGATCAGGGATGGTTACTATTTGGAACGCCTATAGGTAGGAATGAAGATCAATTATTTAGCTATTTTAGTAATCCTGATAACCAGGAGATGCTGGTAAGATTAGAAGAAGCATTAAAAGAATGATCAAAGGTACAGAGTTTCATCTTGAATATTTGAAACAACTAAATAGAATTAATTCCAACTGGGGCAAAAGTGTGTCAGTTGCAGCGAGAGATAGTTATTTTAATCAGGCAAAAGATATAGTCTTCGAAAATCTTTTTGCAGTCTCAGAAAAGAATACTACGGTACGAAATCATCTGAGAGACTTCGAAATGAAACGAAAGAAAATATCTTGTAAGAGAAAGAGTGATACTATGTCTTATTTTGAATATCCGGATAACTTCTATAGACTGTTAAGACAGGATGCATACATGCATACTGATTATTGTAGCACAGTTAGAGAAGTCACAGTAACAACAGTACAGACTGACGATCTTCCTGAGATACTAAGAGATCCTCATCAAGATCCTAGTTTTGAATGGAGAGAGACAGTAGGTGAAGAAGGTTCGGAAGGCTATTACATATATACGAAAGAGGGGTATCATGTAGAGTATGTACTCATCGATTATATGAGAAAGCCTAAAAATATATATACTTTCTCACTAATTGATTGTGAAGGAGGAGCATATATTAATTCAAGAGGAGAAGAGATAACTGAAGATCAGGATTTTGAAAGTGATAGTACATATTTGTGGAGAAAGATAGTAGATGTTGCAATAGTATATACTCTCAGAGATCTTGGTCAGATAGATGACTTTAGTGCCAAAATGCAAGAAATATTGTTTTTAGATAAAGTCTACCTTAAATAAAGTTAACAGATAAAAGGGTGAAGATATTATTTAACTTTTTAATTTAAAATCATGCGTAAAGTACGAGAAAATATTCTGGTAGCACATGGAGATCAAGAACTGTTCGCAGCGGATACTCCGATTTATATCTGTCCAGTAGGGCAGACTACCCAAGTATTGAACGGAATCTTTGATAAGCAGTTAGTTTTTTACGATCCGCTTACAAATGTTTCTATTGGTCCTGGGTCAACTGTAGCCAATTTTAACCGAATAGTAGTTGCTCAAGGTGAAGACCTTAACGGAGATGGAATGGCTGATGTCTTAATAAAAGGATTTGGAGACTCCTTATATGGAAATAACATTCAGGCAGCTACGGCTGAACCACCTAGATGTGGTATTCCACCAATTACTGATTTATTCTTCAAGTGCGTCAATTGTGACGAGAACTTTGGAATAACAGTTACAGTAGAAGACGATCAGACTCAAAATCAGTTCCCATTTAAACGTCCAGCAGGATATACATTTACTGTAAATACAGGATGTTGTGTATGTGATAGTTGTGAAGATGGTATTGACTGTCATCAACTAGCTTGTAAACTTGTAGATCAGATCAATGGTGTAGTAGGCTTAGATCAAGCTAACAAAGTATCAGTCTTTAATAAGCTGAAAGGGACTAATTTCCCATTCTATGCAGTAGTATTATATGGAGGTTTTGCTAGAGCAACTATCGATTATTGCTTAAATCCTATAGCGGATGCTTGCGATATGTGTATAGACATGTCAGCGATTGGCGGTATGAGTTATACTGATCCAGTAACTGATGAGGCTAAAGTAATAACATTCTTAAATACTACTAAACCTGGAGATGCTACTAGATCACTTCAAGCACAGATTCCAAGAATCATAGGCTTGATCAATAATGAACTAGGAAGTTTCGGTTCTGCTATTAATACTGGTGGATTAACCGGATCAGGAAGACAATGTTGTCCTTATCAATTACAGATTAATACCTGTATAACGGACTTTGTATTATTAGATGAAGCAGGAGATCCTATTGCATCTTGTAATAACTATGATCCATTTACACCATTTCCTCTAACTGGTAGTTGTCCAACATGTGCAGATCCTACAGCAGCAGATTTTACTCCAACATGTGGAATTAGAATCATTGCTAAACCTGTAGAAATAGACTGTAGTTGTGAATTCCCACCAGATAACCCTAGAGGATATCTTGGTAGAGAAATTAAAGTTCAACCTACGACTGGTTTTGCTTGTGGAGCAACTTTCGTTAAGGAGACTCAAAAGATAGTACTTCCAGAGAATACTGGATATGAATGGAAATGGAGAGAATATGCTTCAGACAATGGAGGTAGTGGAAGAAGACAGAATCCTTGGGGATATGATCCACATGGAGCGTTCGGATTGCCTTTAAGACCAAAGAATGGTAATGGAGGATCTAGAGCATATGCTACCCGGTCCTTATGTAAGGAAACATATTGTTCATATATTTTGGAGCATTCTATTCCTAATACCGATAGTGGTGTTCATGGAAGACATACTGCTGCAAGAGGTAGAACAATTGTTATAATCCCTTCTGGAGATACCGTAACTAAGACACAATTTGAAGGAGTAATGAATCCTTACTTACTGTCTTCACCGCATATGTCGCTTCAGGCAATTACTTGTTTAGAAGATCAAGGTAATTTAATAGACCAAGATCAGATTGAACAAACGATTGATCGTGAAACAGGATTAGTAGACCAGGGTGAATATCC